GTCGTAAGAAGACCGAAGTAACCGAATAAATAGAACGTCACCTTTCGTGCGTGACACGCTACATACGGAATATACGCTACCAAAGAGGGGTCATTGCGATCCCTCTTTTTATGTGCTATAATAGGTTTACCAAAACCAATATCAATGTCTGCTCTTGACAACCTGAAGACTCGTCTCCAAAATTACGATGTGTCTCAGTTTGATTATGATTCTCTACTAGATCTTTCCGAGAATCGTGGTGTATTTCTTGGGAGTCGTATTGCCCAATTAATTGGAGACTATATTGAAGAAGTAATTCCTGAGTGGGATCCAGACCCTGAAGCAAAACATCTTGGAGTTGGATTCAAGACTGATTGGGAAAACTCTAAGATTGTTGTAGAACAGAAAAAGAATCCTGCAACCGATAATGCATCTTCTCGTAAATCAAATCTTATTAAGTTAAAAGAGTCTGCACTGGAGAAGGGTAAGATACCAATCTATGCATACTGGGAGGATCGAAAGAAAAATGATTATGTGAAGGATGGAGTTCGTCATCTTCATGGGAAAGCAATCTTTAAGTACCTTGGTATAGAGAACGAGTGGGAGAACTTTCTTTCTCATGTAAATGATGTTAAAATTATTATCAGGGACGAACTGAAGAAAAAATTTGATGAATACTATGAATCCTCTGTCATCCCTTCTGTATGAAGATATTGATTGTCGTAATGCTAAAGTAACTGACTTTGAAGTAAAACTAACAACCATCCAGTATGTTAGAGATTTTATTGAAAAGTGGCATTACTCTTCTAATGTGAATGGGTTACGAATATCGCACGTCTTTGGACTCTTTTATAATGGAGATCTGATTGGTGCAATGATTTATGGTCCATTGGGTATGGCAAATACCTGGAAAAAGTATGGTGAGTCGGAGAATGATGTTGTCGAACTTCGTAGACTTTGTTGTATTGATAATACACCTAAGTGTACGGAGAGTTATTTCATTGGAAAAACTTTACGTTGGTTGAAGAAAAATACAGACTATAAAGTTATCGTTTCTTATGCAGATGCACACTACAACCACACTGGAACCATATACCGTGCGACTAATTTTGAATATCACGGACTGACTTCTAAAGGAAAAGTCATTGATTTTGAAGGCAAGTTATATCATGATAAGTGTATTCGTACATATCATGTTGATACAAAGGGAATAAAACGACTTAAACCTTTTGCACAAAGGGTCAAGGATGCTTTGGAAGATGGTCGTGCAAAATATGTTAATACTCCTGGAAAACATATTTACGTTTTTAGATTGAAGAAAGTAAAGAAAACCGAACAATAAAGTTGACGAATATTTTTTTATGTGTTATAACTAATAACGGAAATCAAAAGTGTAGAACTTAGTTCTCGACCTTGAAGTCCATGTAGATTCAATCTGCAAAAGTTCAATTATTTTATTTTTGAATGAATACTCAAGAAAAAATGGTGCCTTTAAGCACCGAAATGGCTTGGGCAAAGATTGCCAAGACCTGTACTAATCCCTTCGGACTCACTGATACCACAGTGCAAGATAGTCTGGAAAGTTGTCCTCCTATTGAATATGAGGGAGGAACATTCCTTGGTCGATATATTATTCCTGATACATTTGTTAGGTATAACCCAGAAGATCAACCTCGTGATAAAAGTAATGACGTAAATCATGTAAATGATCTATGGAATAATTTTGATGTTGATGGATATAAAATAGATGTTCATCCCCCCATTGCATCTTTGGATGCTGAGAGTGTTGATCCAAATCATCTTCGTGGATTATCTGGATTTCATCGTAAAGAAGCCCGTGCAAAGTTTGGTCAAGAACTTGCTATTTACGATGTATATGAGTGGGATAGTCCTTATTGGGAATTAGTTGCACGAAACACTTCTAATCATCACAGGAATCCTCAACTTAGTCAAACAAAGAATGACTACCTAAAAGAGGTCGTTAATGCTGTTAATGCTAAAATTATTCCTAAGACCAAGGAAGATATTAACCAGTTTGTCGATAAAATAGCAACAGATAAAACTGATACTGTTCGTTCTTGGATTAAGAAAGAAGCATATAATCATTGTGAGATTTATCCCAACTTTCGTACCTATTCTTCCACTGGAAAAAGTAAAAATACTTTAACTGGTTTTATGCAATCTCAAGGATATCCAAAACAGGGTATTGAAGGTAGAACAGAGGAAGACATTCAAAAACAAGGTTGCATTACATATTGTTGTGCTGAGGGTGATAATCTACGGGCATGGGCGCGTGGAATTCAACATGCAACTATTAAAGGTGTAACTGTTTGGGTATTTGGTTATGCTCCTACTCGTGTTCCTAATCTCAAAAAGTTCAGGCAGAATTGGGTTGAAGACTTCAACGAGATGAAGCAGACTTTTATTACTTTTGCGTCAAATATTGCTGGTGATGGTGAAACTATCCTACTTGACGAAGATGATTTTCCTGTAAAGTTTGCGGGATTTCTCCCTCAATATGTAAAACCAAATGCCAAGGATCAAGGTAAACCAACTGAACATACTTTAGTTGATGTTGACGGTAATAAAATTAAATTTGATCCAGATGGTGATTGTTTAGCATCTGTAGAAATCGAAGAGGAAACCGAATGATATGAGTGATTTTATCGTCACTGAAAGTGGTGAAGTTTATGATGAAACTGGACGTGTTCCATCTAGATATAAAAAGTATGGTTTGAGGGGACAAAAATATGAGGTTTGTAAATATGGTGCGATTCATAGATTAGTTGCATCTCATCATATTCCAAATCCAGACAACAAAACCGAAGTCCATCATAAAGATGAAAACGTAAAAAACAATCACGTTTCAAATCTAATATGGGTTACTCAGGAAGAAAATAAAGCACTGTATAATTGCGATACTATTTTTTACATCACAAATGGTAAAAGCAATTATGTGACTTTTAATCTTTCTAAATTTTGCGAATTCTTTAATCTTGATAAGGGTGCTTTAAGAAAAACTTCATTAGACACTAAGGCAAAAGATTCAAGGCAACACCATAAAGGTTATTCAATTATTAAAAAGAAAGATTTGCCTTTATGTGAAAGGACGATTCGGAATTTATCTATTCCATACATAGAGATAACCGAATAAAAACATACGGGGTTTACCACCCCGTTTTTTATGCTTTCTTGTATAATTAGTAGTGGATGCCAAAAGGGTCCACACAATCTAATCTCGCTTTAATAAGGAGAAGTACAAATGACTAACCTCGCACGTTACTACGCTGACGATCTTCCTGCGCTTCTTGAACGGATTACAAGGAACAGTATTGGGTTGGATGATTACTTTGAACGAATCTTCGATGTTCAACAAACTTCATCTAACTACCCTCCGTATAATCTGATTCAGTTAAATAATCATGAGTCACGATTGGAAATCGCATTAGCAGGATTTAAAAAGGAGGAAGTTCATGCTTTCACGGAGTATGGAAAACTTTTTGTCGAAGGGGAAAAGGCAGATACCGAATCCGAATCGACGTTTATCCACAAGGGTCTGGCTCAAAGAAGTTTTAAACGAGCATGGACTTTATCCGACGACACCATCGTCAAAGATGTCACCTTCGAAGACGGACTCCTCTCAATCACACTTGGAAGAGTAGTTCCCGAGCACCATCAACGAAAGGACTATCTCTAAATAGAACTGAATATCGTCGGCGCAATGCCACGGGAGGTAACTGGCAAAATCCAGTTGACACCTCCCATTTTTATTGCTATAATGATTAAGGATTGAAGTATCGTATGTCTGTAAAACTTGTTTTGCTCAAGTCTGGTGAGCAAGTGATTTCTGATCTAAAGGAACTTGTCGCAGAAGATAAGATTTATGGATTCTTGTTTGAAAATCCTTTGGTAGTCAGTACCAATACTGGAAACCTTTTGCTGACTGAGGACGGTATTCAGACACCAGATAGGTTAGATGTTCGTTTGGAGTCTTGGATTGCTCTGAGCGCAGATAAGAAAATGGTGGTGCCTAAAGATTGGATTGTCACCTATGTTAATCCAATCAAAGATCTTTTAGAAATGTACGAGGAATGTACCAATGGAGACGATGCCGATCAAGTGTCTTTTACTGAAGAATAATACTCTTCTGATCTCTCAGATTGAAGAGGTGATGGGGCAGATTGGTGAACCCGACTGTCGGTTGGTTAAACCATACATCGTAAATAGACCTTCACTTGAGATCGAAGACTGGTTGGATTTCACCAACCAAAATGATATAATGATTAGATCAGATGACGTTCTGACCTTTGTT